AGTTGGTCCAAAGACTTGGGCGGCTATGCAGATACGGAGACAAGAAGTTGTTCAACCAGCGTTTTATTAAAGATTCATTAGAGCGTGCTATCTCTACCTTCGCTCAGGCGTGGGTAGCTGCGATGGCAGTGCCCGGACCAGATTGGTCTGACTCATTGAAGGTCGCCGGTGTTGCGGCCCTTGTATCTATTGGTAAGGCTGTTGCTGCCAGAAAAGTGGGAGATCCAGAAACAGCAGCGATTACCAGCTAGAAAGATGAGGCTGTCCGGTGCCGTATCCCACCGTCAATCCCTATTCTACAGACCAAGTTGAATATCGAGAGTCGGGGTACGACTACGCCCCACAATATCCGGGCAGCTATAACTACAATCAATCAGGGATTCAATATAACGAATCTAACTTCACATATGTGCGGCGTGATGCGACTGTATCTGCAACAACTATTGGTTGTACTGCGGATCTGTCGCTCACGTTTGCATATGTTTACACACCGAAACGTCCGGGTGGCGTAGCTTATAGCTCAGGTCATGACTACAACAAGAGTGGCTTCACTTACCCAGAACGTGACACCTCGATACCCGACAACCGTGTCTTGGTGGATTACAGCCAGTCGGGTGTTGGCTATTCTCAGCCTGCCGATACTGGCCTTACTGTGGCGGCGATTGCGACGCCAGCCACAATCGGTGTTACGACGACGTTCTCGGCTAGCCTATCGGTCCCGGCGACAGTTAATGCGTCAACCGTTGCTTGTCCGGTAGTAATTGTTCCAACAGTCACAGCTAACTCAATCGTCGTACACGCTGGCATTGAACTTCCAGCTACCCTCCCCACGGCGACAGTCTCAGCGTCTGTTACACCAGCTACTGTGGCGTGTCAGGCGGCGTTCCCCGCCCACTCAATGTACATCACTGTCGATGCGACGCCCGGAGTTATCGCAGCGACCGCAGACCTTGATGGGGCTGATGGTGAAGGGGCAAAAGCAAGTGGTAGTTACACATTCGCAGCTTCAACGATTGCAGGTACTTCAGTAGTCGGCGCTAAAGAAGTTTATCGACTCGTTGTTATCCCAACTTCAAATATTGTACCGTCTATAGGAAGACGAGAAGACGCAAGCCCTGCTGCTTATGCTTTAATGCGGCATTACCAGCCGGGACCAAGAGGAGATAATATATTTATTGTTAATGGGATAACTGTTCAAGATTATTTACCTGCTGACTGGGCAACAGTTACACGGTGGATATATGGAGGGCATGAAAGTCCTAAAGATTTGACAGAATCAGAAGAAACAGTATTAGTTGCAGCCGGATATTCATTCAGAGTAGGACCAGAATAGTGCCAATTTATTGTTACCGTTGTCTCGACTGTGGGTTAAACCACGAGATCCGTCATGGGTTTGAAGAAACTTATGAGGGTGTTTGCGATACTTGCAAAGGCACAGTTCGCAAATACTTCGGTGAAGTACATATCGCTGCGTCAGCTACACCAACAAGAGGTATGCATGATGGTAAGGCGATTGATTGGTCTGGATCTAAAGCTAAAGAAAGAGATAAAGAAAGGGATATGGCAGCCTACAAACGCCTCCGATCTGAGGGTATTCAGCCCAAGAGCGTTGACGGCGCTGCCACGATGGAACGAGAAGCCTCAACCTCTCACGAAATTAAAGCGGGGACGCTTCTTCAAGGGCCGAAGTCAGAAAAGAAACGTAAGGAACGTGCCCTTAATGACGTTCTTGGGAGCACATAATGACAACCGCACAAGCATGGATTGACGAGACACGAGACATGCTCTTGTCTGGTTATGTAGAAGAGCTACTTCTTTTAGCATCTAATATAGGTACTAATTCAGAAACAACTATTGAAGTTACAGGTGCAGGTGATTCTGGCATAGTCCCCGGTGTCATCATCGAATTAAATATGGAAGCGATGTACGTTAGCGCTGTCGCTGGTTCAAATGTTAGTGTTATTCGTGGCTATGGGGGGTCTAGCCCAATGACACACACGGCTGGTGACATCTGTCGTGTGTCTCCAAAGTTCCCTACATACAGAATCTTTGATGCACTTAACAATGATCTCCGTGATTTAACATCGCCCGATAGCGGGATCTTCCAAATGAAAAGTTTGCAAAGCATTACATACAATGCTGCGAAACAAGGTTATGACCTTACTGGTTTGACCAGCGAAGAAGTACAATCCATTTATTCTGTTACTTACTCTGATCCTGTAGTCGTTGAAGCACGAGAGCCGGGTATCCGTAAATGGGAATTGAAACGTGACAGAGCTACTAGCTCATTCGCTAGTGGGTTAGCTCTGGTTCTGTACCAACAAGCATTCCCCGGAAAAAAATTAAACATTAGTTATAAATCTCCGCTGACTTTACTGACATCTGCTGCCAGTACTAAGGCATCAACTGGGTTAGCTACTACTGCCTACGATCTACCTCCGCTTGGTGCTGCTATCTCATTGATGGTAGCTACCCCTATACGCAGGGAGTTTATAGACGCTCAGGGAAGTTCACGTCGAGCAGAAGAAGTACCCCCCGGCGCTATCTCTGCTTCTATGCGAGATCTATGGGGACGTAGGGATAATCGAATAGCTGCGGAGGCTGCACGCTTACACGCTATGTATCCACAAAAGGCATAACGTGGCATTCAACTCTGAGCTTCTACCTGTAGAACTGAACGGTAATTCTTACGCTATAGATACAGAACTGTATCGGCGTAGCACAGTTCCTGTTGCTCGTCAGCAACGAGACAACAGTAGGGAACCCGGAGAAAATACTCTCGATACGACAGGTGCATGGGTTAGATCGCAAACAGATTGGTCTTATGGGGCAGGTCAACTTTATGTAGATAAAGAAGATTCAGATCGTCGTCGGTTCTATTCATCACAAGGCATTGACATATGGACTAAAGGCCAAATGACTTTGCTTCCTACGACAGAAGACGCAGCTTCTGGCGAAACGTTAGGGACAGAAGATTTAATAGTTAAAAGATTTGTAGCGACAGACGGTACTGAATACGTTTATCTTGTATCAGATTCAAATATTTTTTATAGCAGTACAGGTGGGTCAAGTTGGGCAACGTTCAGTGTTACTAATAACGTTACAAGTATCACGTCAGATGGCACATCTGTTTACATAGGGCGGGACACTACTAATGCGCCGGTTAAAGCTGCGTTAGGAAGTAGCACCACTTCTAGTTATGGATCAGAAACACCAGACATTCTTGCTGTTGTTGCTGGTCGTATGATTGGTGCTGATGCTAATTCAATTTATGAACTTGATTCTTCTGGTGCGAAAGTTTCATCTTCATTAGACTTTTCTTTCTCCCTTTCATCAACAACATGGGTCGCTGTTACCGCAGCATCTAATGGTATCTATGCAGCAGCTAACGCTGACAACACAGGTGCGCTTTACTACATAGGTGTCAACAACGCTGACGGTACATTGCGTACCCCAACCATTGCTGCTTCACTGCCTCGCAATGAAACAATTAACGCAATCATTTCTTATGCAGGGCTGATAGGTATAGCTACTAGTGTTGGCTTTCGATTAGCTTTAATAGATCAAAGCTCCTCAGGTCTTACATTAGGACCAGCAATTGATACAGCCGGGGAAGTTTATTCCCTTGAAGCTGATGGCAGATTCATTTGGTTTGGTGCAGATAACGCACAAGTTTATCGAGCAGATCTGTCTAAGTTCACAGAGATACTGGTTCCTTCTTACGCATCAGATCTTCAAATGTCAGGGACTGTAGCGGCAGGAGACAAGGTAGTTTCTTTAGCTCGTTTAAATAATTCTTCTAATCCAAAGCTATTCCTTGCAGTTAACAAAGCATCAGGTGCTGGTGTTCTTTACAAAGAAAGCTATACAGGTGTAAAGGTAGCTTCAGGTGAATTAATTGCAGGTGAATGTACGTGGTCAACGGTAGTGCCTAAGCTACTTAGATCAGGTGTAATCGACCTTGACCGTTCACAGTATGAGCGAATGAAAACACCTTATCGAGAAGCAGGAACTGACTATACAGATGCCGTCAATACATACACACTAGGTGAAGAAACAACAACTGCTGCTGGGAAGATAAGACTTAAAGCAGTTAATAGACAGAACACTTCTTCTTATATTCCTAGTTCGTCAGGTTCTTTAACAACAGGAAACGCAGAGACGTTCGTCTTTCCTAGTGATGAGTTAACAGCAATCTCTTATGATTTAACTGTTGAATTAGAACGGTCAGCTTTGTCCACCACTGTTGCCCCTATTTGCCATGACTGGCAGTTAACGGCTGTCGCTGTGCCACCTCGAATAGATGAAATCATTCTTCCTATCTTTTTAAAACGAGAAGTAAGAACAGCCCGAGGGTCAGGTATAAACAAAACTCTTGCAGCTAAAGCAACATTCGATAACCTTCGTGCTTTGATGGATCGAGGTGAAGCGATCACCTATAAGGAAGGCGACCGGACAGATACAGTAACTATCGAACGATTAGAGATGCAGCCCGAACGACTATCCGACGATGGTGGTTGGTGGGAAGGTACCCTACTTATTAGGTTATTGACTGTTCCATCCTGACGGGGGCTACATGGCTAAGGTTCTGTTCTTTGATATAGAAACAGCACCCAATTTGTCCTATGTGTGGGGGCAATGGCAGCAAGATGTCATCCAACACGAACGAGAATGGTATGTGATCTGTTTCTCATACAAATGGGAACACCAAAAGACTACTCACGTTGTCTCTTTAACTGACTTTGATCTTTATAAAAAAGATTCTGAGAATGATTTAGAAGTAACCAAAAAACTTTGGGAACTCCTCGATGAAGCAGACATAGTTATCGGTCACAACTCAGATGCATTCGATATTAAGAAAGCAAATGCACGATTTGTGTATCACAACTTAGGGCCAACAAGTTCTTATAATTCTGTTGACACACTGAAGTTAGCTCGACGGTACTTTAAATTTAATAGCAACAAACTCGGCCACTTAGGGGAACATCTTGGACTTGGTGATAAAGAAGCAACTGGAGGATTTGGAACATGGGAGGGTTGCATGAAAGGTGACGCCAAAGCATGGGCGGTAATGAAGAAGTACGCCAAACAAGATGTTGATTTACTTGTAGATGTTTACGAACGCTTACGTCCATGGGCTACGACTCACCCTAATAGAAACGTTATCGACGGGACTACCTTTGCTTGTCCCACATGCGGGGGTGACAGACTAACGAAGCGTGGTGTTAGACACACACGCACACTGAGCTATCAGCAGTACCAGTGTTCTCGTTGTAAAGCGTACTGTCGTGAACGTCTTGCCCAACAAACTGATCGGCCTGAAATCGTTTAACTATAGATTGTAGCGAGCAGGCAATTTATATTCTGGCTCGTTCAACCAAAGTTCAAAGCGTTTCTTACAAATCTTGCATCGACATTTACCAAGCAAGTAAGTAGCAATATAACCATGCTTAGTGAAATCCTTGCGCTGCCAAATAGTGTGCCCAAGGTCATCGACCTTCACTAGTAATCTTCAGGGTTAGAAGCATCATCCTTAAATAATCCAGCGATACGTTCAGCTTCTTCTTTGTATTGAAACCATTCACGTATCTGGCTATCACATATAACTGCGTATCCTTGGACACTGAGTCCAGCGCCTATGCGAGCAGGTACTTGTTTGACTGTTACATCCATCGCTATTCTCCAATCACGATGTCTGTAATTTATTTTACCACGGAAAGTGACAGGCAGGGTGTCTCAGAGGAAGGAGAGGGAAACTCCGAGACACCCTGACCCTATTTCATAGTCCGGCGTAGCTCTCGAAGTCGTTTAATATTCTCTTCAAGACTTAGAGATTCCTTCTCCATCTCATCTAACTTTTTGAGAGTCGTTTCTATATCTGCCACGACACAGTTCCGTTTGTCCTGCTGGGCCACCGCTTTCTCGTCAGCGATGCGGCGCAACGCTGTCTCGAAAGCTGCCTCTGTAAAACCCCACGTGATTTGGAGAGCGTCGTAACACTCATTGATATTCCAACCTGCATGATGAGCAGTCTCAACCAGATGTCGGATGCGTGCAGGCTTAACACCAAAAGGTTTCCGATCAAGTTCCTTCCACCATTGATTCAACATCGTTGTCAGATCTTTGAAGTGAGGCTCTTGATTCAGGTATATTACTTTCCCCACGCAGTCTCTCCTTAATTAGTTGCGCGAATGTGTGCATCTCCATAACAACGTATGCACCACCTGTCCCAAAGTTCCTTCGTTTAACTAGTGCTGCGCCGAACTTAGCGTCAGCGTTGATGCGTTCTTGTTCAGTTTCTTTCATAATCTGAGACAAGGATGAGAGAGCATCCTTCCTATTTTTGCATTCGAATACAAATTCAGGTAGGTCGTGACACCTGATGTCTCCCACATCCTTGTTCCCAGTCAGGGGTAACCGCATGAACTCATGCTTGGTATAGCTTTGGAGATACCGGACGCATTCAGTTTCCCAAGCTGTCCCCTTCTGTTTAGCTTTACTCATCTGCCTCAGACTGACGTGGTAAATATAGATCGTCGTCTTCTTCAACCATTTCTAAATAGTTATTAACAGAAGTCTGAAGAACATACGATTGAGCCTGCATTAATTTATTGTTTTCATCTAGCATTCCAGCCGGATGACTTTCAAATGCTTCAACCATTTTTAAAGAATGTAATTCTAAACGATCAGCAAATTCAGTTGGCACTACGACAGTAAGTATTCGTAAAGCCTCCGATAATACGGGTACCATGATGCTTTCTTCTTCCATTAGAAGGGTTCCTGATCGTCAATGAATGCGTCTTGAACAGTCTTAACTGCTTCTTTCGCAACATTATCACGATCACTACCCTTTGGATACCAGCGCCATGACGGACCACCCTCGTCTGCGTACAGACAAAGTTTGCTCCGGCTCTCGCCCTCTTTACTTTCCCAACGGTCCTGTTTCATGCGACCTATAAACATAACCCGAGTACCTTTAGGCACCTCAGATATTCGTTCAGCTAGATCACCGAAACATTTAACGTCGTACCAATCTGTTTCTTTAGTGTCATCACGACCACGTGTGACAGCCACAGGAACAGTAACAAATGCATTACCTGATTTAGCGTAACGCAGAGTAATGTCAGCGCCGACATTGCCAGCGATAGAAATATTACTCATCTTTATCTTCCTCTCTTTTGCTAAGAATATTTGCGAGAACATAGTTCCCATCATGTTTGTGCCAAAGATGTAAGCCAAGACCTAAACGCATGGCGCATCGCTTTATACCATCAGATGCACATGCCTTTAAACGTGCTCCGTCTGTCTTCCAATTGTTCGGATTCTCGCACTCACCAACCTCTTGTATCGAGGTAGTTCGTCCGTCAACATCAACAGTAAGAGTACAAAGGCAACCAGTAACAGTACCATCAGCATCCCTAACAACATCATTAATATGAAAATCATATGGCCCCAATATCCCTAATAAAAAT